ACATAAAGGATTGCAAAAAGCCTGGGAAAAGTATATAATGTTATTGGAGTTATATGGTCATTCAGAAGAATAAATTGCCGTTAAAGGATATTCTTGCGGCTATAGATATGAAAGCCAAAAATATTTGGGACGAGTTTTCTGATGTAGAACAAAAACAAATAGGTTTTTATATATTGAATAGGTATGCAAGTTCAGTAGTAGGCAAAAAAGAAGATAAAGAATTAGTCCTTTTAAAAACAAATGAATATTATAATAAAAACTTTTTTGCTTTATCTAGACATAAAAAATTATTATGGTACTTACTTTGTATGACTGCAAGTAGTAAGAAAAAGATTACATTTCATCCATGGATAGGATATAAACATAAAGATCATGGAAGTAAATCAAAAGTAGTTAAGTTTTTAAAAAATTTATATCCTACTAAAAAGGAAGATGAAATAGAATTATTGGCAAAAATAAATTCAATTAGTGACGTAAAAACATTAGCAATGGATTTTGGTATGTCAAAGGAAGATATTCGAAAAGTTTTATGATAGATAGATTACATTCATGCAAATATTGTAGTGCAAAATTTACTAAAGAAAAAACATTAGCAGTACATATGTGTGAACAAAAAAGAAGATTTTTACAAAAAGATGAAAGAAGAGTGCAACTAGGTTATCAAACTTTTATTAGATTTTATCAACTATGTCAAAAAATGAAAAACATAAAAACATATGAAGAGTTTTGTAAAAGTCCTTACTATACAGCATTTGTTAAATTTGGTAGTTTTTTAAGTAATGTTAAACCTTTATATCCAGACAAGTATATTGATTATGTTGTTACTAGTGGAGTAAAACTTGATCATTGGTGTAGAGAAGAATTATATGACAAATATTCTACAAATTTAATTTTAAAAGAAAAAATGGAAACTGCTGTTGAACGTTCTATTAAAACTATGATGGATTGGGGAGAAGAAAAAGAAGCACAATGGCAAGATTATTTTAGATATGCAAGTTTGAATAGAGCAACACAAGATATTAGAGATGGAAAAATATCACCTTGGTTAGTATTAAATTGTAAAACAGGTAAAACTATGATGAATAACTTTAACGATGAACAACTAACAATAGTTAGTCATATAATGGATCCTAAACATTGGATCGTAAGATTTAAAAGACTTCCAGCAGATATTGAAATGGTTAAAGAAGTTTCAAAGAAAGCAAATTTATAATGACAACACATACTACTAAAACATATATTAAAGGAAAATATCGTATAAAAGAATATTATACTGATCAAAATTTATGGAAAGAAACAAAGACACTTATTAAAAAGAAAAAACAAAAACCTAAAAAAGAAAAACCTAATCCTTTTAAAGGACTAGGTAGAGGTAGCAGTAGCAGAGGACCTTGGAAAATATGAAAGATATAGAAATAAAAATAGAAACGTTTAAAAATAAAGATGTGGATTTTCTTGAAGTACAAAAATACGTTATTAATTTATTTGAGTCAGGACAAATAACTGTAGAAGGAAAAACTTGCGAAGACATTTCAGATTTATTGTATATGAACATTGCAAGAAGATGGCAAAGTAGAGATATTGCTATTGAAATAACTGATGAAAGTAAATGTGGTTGTTCAATGTTGTATCCAAAGGATCCTAAAATTGTATTAAATCCAAATCAAAGGAATATTATTGTTAGATGCCAGATATAGATATAGACTTTGCAGATAGATCAATTTTACTAGATAAAATTAAACACAGAATTGCTAAATTAGATTCTGGGAAGAAACATAATACTGGAGTTTACTTTACAGAAGTACCTCACGATCCAGTAAACAATCTTTGTACACTTGATTATGAAAACGCAGAACAAAGAGGATATTTTAAAATAGATTGTTTGAACGTTAGCATTTATAAAGATATTAAAGATGAAAAACATCTTAATAAATTAATAAACACTGAACCATTATGGGAATTATTAGAAGCAAAAGAATTTGTAGATCAAATTTTTCATATTAATGGACACGTAGAAATATTAAAAAAACTTAAACCAGTAAACATAGAACAATTAGCGGCTGTATTGGCAATAATTAGACCAGCTAAAAGATATTTACTTAAAAAAACTTGGGATGAAATATTAAAAAATGTTTGGATTAAACCAACTGATGGAAGTTACTTTTTTAAAAAATCCCACGCAACTTCATATGCAATGGCAGTAATTGTACATATGAATCTTTTATGCGAACAATTAAAAGGAAATAATGTCAAAAAGTCATAAAAAAAGAAGTTTAGCTAAAACTCTTACATGGAGAATTATAGCAACTTCAGATACGTTTTTAATAAGTTGGATTATTACAGGTGCGGCAACTTTAGCAGGTGCTATTGCAGGTATAGAAGTTGTAACGAAAATGTTTTTATATTACCTACATGAAAGAGGTTGGAATAAAATTAAATGGGCAAAACAAGTTAATGAAGGACATACGACAATATTTCCTTACTATGATGCACCTGAACATAGTAAAATTCATAAAGAAGAAGCTAAAGAGGAATAATATATGAAATGGTTAACACACGCACCATTGCAAAAAGCAGTAGTATACTTTTTTGTTTTTATTTTTATCTTTATTTTAATTTTAACTTTTGTTCTTTAGAGTAACGTGGCCCATTTAAAATATTATTAAATCTAAATAAATGAGATTGCCAGTCTTTTATTGCTTTTCCAGAAAATAAATCCTCATCTTCTAGTCTTAAATCACAATTAGGACAACCACTATTTTCCATTGTTTCTACCCAATAGGGTTCTCGATATATTGGAAATTCTGCACCTGTATCTGTGCATCGTTCATGCCACCAGACAGTTCTACCACTTATAGCATACCACACCAATCTTGTTTCATCGGTCCATTTATACATTTAATACTCCCTTGAAAAGTATTAAATATTTATTGATTGATTTTTTTGATTACTTCTTTAGGTTTTCTAACTAGTTGAACTGATCTTCTTTTTGTTCTTTTTACAGCAAGATTATTTAAATTTGTGACGTGACCCATTTTTACTGTAACATCTTTAGTATTCATTATCATTAAAATTTCCCTATAATTTTGCATTTCTTTTCTTAAAAATATTCCAATAGGGATCATTCTATTAGACTCCCACCACCAGGTTTTACACAAGGCTACAAAGTCAGCTTTCTGACTATCGCCCTTTAAGTCCTGATAGATGTACATACTAGTGATTGCGTGGTCTTGATTGTTGATTACACCCACATATTCCTTACCTCCATACTCTACTACACTTATGAAGGGAAAATCTTTCTCTATGTCTTCTTTTAGCATTCTTTTTTCTAATAAATACGTTATATTGTTACTAATTGATGGTGTATTATGCAACTTATACGAAGATATTTATTAAATAATAGAATAGTGCTTACTGCGAATTTGGCAGGGCAAGTTACGAGGTATAGATCCGTGTATCAAAGAAATATAAATGTTTACAGAAATATAGACAATGTTCTTCAGTTTGAGGTTAAAAATGCTGACGAAAAAGCTGTGAGTATCCTTAATACATACACACCTAAGTTTAAAATGTGGGATGAAAACAATACTTTAGTTGCTGAAAAAGATGGAACTATTATAGAAACATCTACTCCAAGCAAAGTAGGACAATTTACTATAACATTAACTGAAAACGATTTACTAAATCTTAAACAACAATATATGAGTTATAGTGTTTATTTGTATCATACAAATGATGCTAAGAACGTTTTAACTTATCCTAATTCACACTTCGGAAGTCAAGGAACAATATATCTTAATACTAGCAACTTTCCTGGACCTAAAGTATCGCATGAAGTTAAAACATTTATTCAAGATACAGCAGACAATACAATATATAATTCAGAAACAATTACAGCCGATCCGGCATTAAACGGAAATATAGCTTTACATACTGCGGCATATTATACTACAGATGCAGTTGGTACATTAACAGTACAAGGTACTTTAGATGCTCAGATAGGTGCAGGTACAAATTGGGCAGATATAAGCACAACCAATTTAACTTCTGGTGACACACTTCAATATGTCAATTTCAATGGCGTATATCAACACTTAAGATTCAGACACCAAATAACTGCTGGTACTATAGACAAAATATTAGTTCGAAACTAATTGACTTTTCATTAAAATTATTTTATAATGCATATATGAATATCGTATATGACGCATTATTAATTCACTTACCCCAAAAAAGAAAACAAACACCTAGCGGTTGGCTATCTTTTAACGCACCTTGTTGTCAACATATGGGCACAACTGCGGATACTAGACAACGAGGAGGTCTAATTGGTACCGTTGATGAAGGTGTAAGTTTCCATTGTTTTAACTGTGGTTTTACAGCAAGTTGGAGAATTGGTAGAAACTTATCATATAAAATGAAAAGGTTCATGAGATGGCTTAATATGCCAGATGAACAAATTACTAAATTAGCATTAGCAGTTCTACAAATCAAAACAGATACAGTAGGATATCAAGCAATAACACAATTACCAAAATTTAAAAATAAAGAGCTTCCGGAAGGAGCAAAACCATTACACGAATGGACAGAACAGGACAAATATTTTTATAAAGTTTTAGAATATGTAGACAAAAGAAGTTTAAAGTTAGATGATTATGAGTTTTATTGGTCTAATAATAGTGGCTACAGAGATAGATTAATTATTCCTTTTTATTATCAATCACGTATAGTAGGATATACTGCTAGAAGAGTTACTCACTCAGATAAAGTAAAATACCTATCTGAACAACAACCAGGCTATGTTTTTAACATAGATGGACAAGATGATGATAGAAAATATGTAATTGCAGTAGAAGGACCTATAGATGCAATTACTATAGATAGTGTAGCACTATTAGGAAGTGAAATTAAAGACCAACAAGGAGTTTTATTAAACAGTTTAGGTAAGCACGTGATAGTAGTACCTGACAGAGATGAAGCTGGAGAAAAGTTAGTTCATGATGCTCTGAACTTGGGATGGAGCGTGAGTATGCCCGATTGGGATCATGATATTAAAGATATTTCCGATGCCGTTGGTAAATACGGACGACTACATACTTTGTATGCAATCATAAAAAACGCACAGGAATCACAATTGAAGATAAAGTTAAGGATGAAAAAATGGTTTATATAAAAAAGTTCTTTTCGTTCTTATTTTCTCCTATAACTAAATTTCTAGAACACAGAAAGTACAAGAAGAAAGTTAAAGAACTACAAAAAAGAGATCCATTTATATACAAATAAGATATGATAATATGGGGAATAACAGGTAATAGTCACGATGCAAGTTTAGCCGTGATGAAGTGGAGTCCGAATGGTTTAACGGATCATTATAAACTTAAACTGCTTTGGGCAGGACTGTCTAGAGACTTTAGTGGTAAACCAGGTGATCCAAGTTTAAGTGGCAAGATGTTAGCTTATGTTAGATCAAATCCTAGATGGGCTTTCCCGGCAAAAATTATTTGGTATGAAAAACCTTTTTTAAAAAGTTTACGACAGTTATGGGCAGGTCAAGGATTTTTATTTCAAGAAAATAATATTAAGAAATATCTAGCTAAAGCAGGTATTCATAAAGTTCCAATCGAATATGCAAAACATCATCACAGTCATGCGGCTTACGGATATTTTACAGCACCTTTTATTGAAAGAAATGCCGCAATAGTTGTACTAGATAGTATAGGAGAATTTCAAACATTTACTATATGGCATGGTAAAAGAAATCATTTAAAACAAGTATACTCACAAAGATATCCTCATAGTGTTGGATTATTTTATAGTGCAATGACTCAACGAGTAGGATTTAAACCAAACGCAGAAGAATATAAAACAGAACAACTTGCTAAAAAAGGTAACTGGAGAGTTCACTATAGAAAATTTATGGAAGAATTAGTTGATACTAGAATGCCTTTTAGATTAAGAGAAAATTTACATCGGGGAGCTAATTGGTGGAGACCTGAACTAACGTCAGAAGAAGATTTAGCCAATATAGCCGCAACTACTCAACATATTTTTGAATTGACTTTAGTTAGTATTAGTGGATGGTGCCAAACAAATATTAAAGCTGATAATGTAGTTTTTGTAGGTGGTTGTGCATTAAACAAAACTGCTATTAGTAAATTACAACATATATGGGATGACATTTGGATTCCACCAAATCCGGGTGATCCAGGCTCTTGTATTGGTTCTGTTCTAACAAGGTATCCAAAACACCTTGACTTTGATCCCGATGTATGGTACAATAAGGATAATGGAAAAATCAAGACAAAATAAAGAATACGGATACGATATTCAAAAAGTTTATCTAGAAATGATGCTAGGAAATGCAGAAGCATTTGTTAGATGTCAATCTATATTTGATCAGTCTTTATTTGATAGAAAATTACAAAGTGCGGCAGATTATCTTAACAAATATGTTGCTGAACATAATGCATTACCAACACCAGATATGATTAATGCAAATTGTAAAACAGATTTAAAAGTACCTGAAGGACTTCATGAATCTCATTATGATTGGTTACTAGGAGACTTTGAAACATTTGTTAGACATAAAAGTCTTGAAAGAGCTATATTAAAATCTGCAGATATGTTAGAAAAAGGTGACTATGGTCCAGTTGAAGACTTGGTTAAAAAGGCAGTCCAAATAGGACTACACAAAGATTTAGGTACAGATTATTTTAAAGATCCAAAAGAAAGATTAATGAAATTAAAAAATCAGGCTGGTCAAGTTAGTACAGGCTGGTCAACATTAGATAGAAAACTATTTGGCGGATTTAATAAAGGAGAACTTAATATATTTGCAGGAGGATCAGGTGCAGGTAAATCTTTATTTCTTACAAATTTAGGTTGTAACTGGACGTTAGCAGGATTGAATATTTTATATATTAGCTTTGAATTAAGTGAAGAATTAATATCAATGAGAATAGATAGTATGCTTACTGACATTCCAACAAAGAAAATTTTTAAAGAATTAGAAGGTGTTGAAATGAAAGTAAAAATACTTGGCAAGAAAGCTGGTAAATTCCAAATTAAATATTTGCCAAGTGGTAAAAATGCAAACGATATTAGATCATTTATTAAGGAATATGAAATTAAAACACAAAGCAAAGTAGATGTATTGCTAGTTGATTATTTAGATTTAATGATGCCTATATCTAAAAAAGTATCTCCAAGTGATTTATTTGTTAAAGATAAGTTTGTATCAGAAGAATTAAGAAATTTATCAATGGAATTAGGAATTATATTTGTAACTGCATCACAATTGAACAGAGGTTCAGTTGAAGAAATAGAATTTGATCACTCACATATAGCAGGCGGTATTAGTAAAATACAAACTGCTGATAATGTATTTGGTATATTCACTAGTAGAGCAATGAGAGAACGTGGAAGATATCAAATACAATTAATGAAAACTAGATCATCTAGTGGTATTGGTAGTAAAATAGATTTAGAATTTGATATAGATTCATTAAGAATTAGAGATTTAATTGAAGATGAAGATGCTCAAAAATATGATAAACGAGTAGGACAAGTATACAATACATTAAAGAAAACTTCACCACAACAACCAGAAACAACAGCAGTTGATCCTAGCAAAGGTACTAGAATACCTCAAGCTAAAGAAGGAGACTCTACTAAATTGCGAGAGTTTCTGTCCAACCTAGATAAAGACTAATAGCCGCGAAGCGGTCGTCCGCCAGAAAGTAAGAAGTCGCGAAGCGACGCGGTAGCATTCGGTAAACAGATTTTATATGATTTTTCTTTTGACGCCTGCACGTTTAACGTCTAATGTACTACAATGTATTCCACCATCCCAATACAAATAATGACGTTGCTCCACTACGTGGCAATCGATGTGCAAGGACTTTAGTTTTTCAAACAATTTAGGTATATGTCTTGCAAACACAATATTGTTTCTATCTAATATTAATACGTTTAAATCAAAGCAAACTTCTTGACTGTACCCTCTCCAATTCTCTAAATACTTGTCTAACCAAGCAACATCCATTTTATCTCGTGCTTTAGCATAGTCTTGAATATACCTATCCATTTTTAATTCGGGCAAACAATCACTAACATCTATTAATTTTTTGTTATGCAAACACTTAGGAACCCAATCCATTCCAGCGTGAATTACTGTTTCATCATCTATCATAATAAAGCCGTGGTCAATGTGTCCAAACTCTTTAACTCGTGTACCTTCGTTACTAATAAATCTATATTCAGGTAGCTCACGCTTACACCACTCTAATCCAGTTTGACTTCCAGGACCTCGTGTATTAACAATAAATGCATCGCCCGCCTTAAACATTGTAGCTGTATGCCACAACACTCTATCAGATAATTTGTCTACATACGTTCTATCACTCATAAACCATTCGTCTGTAGTATTCAAATCCATAAGCATAGGGGCTGGTTGACTCATCCAACGATAGCCTTCACGGAATAATTTTTCAAATATTTCATAATAGCTAATAGCATCAAAGTATCTGTCTGTATAACTTGTATAAGTTTGCATAATGTTTTTACCCATAACCATATACTGATCTCTTGGTACGATTGGTGCAATTGGTACATTTATGTTGAACTGTGGCATTTTTACAGCATTATATTTGTAAACATTAGGACGATATACTTCAACACCCCCTTTTGTAAGAAAGGTTGATAATGCTTCTAAATCTTGTTTAGTTTCTTCTAGGATATGATTAAATTGTTTAATGTTGCCTTTAGTCAACAAATGATCCACGTCTCCAGGAGAGTACGTGTCTCCTACGATTACAGATTGTAATGGATCATATTCTGTGTAGATCATAACATATATCCTTTGTTTATAAAAATTTGTATGCTGTGTCGCACAACATCTTTATTTGTAATTTGTGTTATTGCGTGGGGGAAGTCTTGTGGATTTAATATTAATCTGTTTGCTATAGGTTCTACAAACTCTCCTGTAGTACTAGTCCAACGATTTTTCCACATAAAGAATCCTCCATCGTTTGGATTCCATTCTGCATTCATAAAAAATGTAATGCCACAATAGTCTATGTTATCTGTTTTCCAATCTGATAAACGATCACAATGAAAATTTGAATAGTATGGGGCTCTTGTTATATGATATCTTACATCAAAGTCTGCTTTGTCCCAATCTATTTTACAAAAGTCTTGTTCTTCTAATTCATTCATAAACATAGTTCTTGCTATACCTTCTACACGATATAACTTAACATTGTCTAATCCTTTATGATCTTCTTCATCACTAGGAAGCTCCATAGGAGCCTTTTCATTTTGTAATGCATCTACAAAGTTTTTATAAACTTCTTCGCTTAAAAAGTTATCAACTATTTTCATTTTAATTGCTCCTTTAAGATGTCAAAGTATTCATCTGTAGCATTAATTGGGATAACAAAAAACTGTCTATCCTCTTTTCGCTTAACGTCAAAGATTAATCCAAAGTGTCCTACAATGTCATATCCAG